TAGATCGCTCGTCGGCAGCGTCAGATGTGTATAAGAGACAGTATCCATACTGATCACAAAAGGCAATCAGTCTATCCAATAGACCTACGTAGAGATGTCTTGTTTGTGGTGAAAACAGATGTATGTTCCCATCCCAGAACTTCTTTCTGTAGGACGGATGGAATTTAGCACCAGGCACTTCAAAGCAGAAAGCATCCCTCAACTCATACTGAATATGAGGGTCACAATCTACTTTTAAATATACTTCATTAACTTTGGTTATAGTCAAGTCAGATGACATAATATAATAGGCATAACCTATTAGTATGTATATGCCACCAAATAGTGTTACTTTGTATTAAACGTTTCTTCTAAGATGATAGTGAAAAACCCATCCCTTAGTGCCCACAAGTGTTCTTGTTCTTCTGGGGGACGTGCAGGAGAACCCTCCCACATTTCAATCCTCTTAGTTACACAATGATGGATGAGTTTTACATCATCTATTGTGAGATTTACTGAATAGTCGTATTCTTTCATAATTGTTACATGCCGATTCCTGCTTGGAACCGGAGGAAGTCGATTGAGTTCTTTATTTGGTATCCACGTGCATGAATCATCCTGAGGACATCCTCAAGATACTCCAGCATCATTTCGTAATACTGTATTTTCAACTTCACCTTCGTCAGTTTTTCATCTGCGTTCAGGTGTAGACTCATAGATTCTTTGTCCCTTACCTTATATGGAAAGGGTTCCTCCACATATACCTCTGCGGAGGCTTTGCCACTATAGTAGTTGTGGCGTTCCAACTTCACCTTACTGATAGTATCCTCTGCCTTCTTCTTTAGAAGTTTGGTAGTGGTATACAGGGTAAAGTATTTCTGGTGAAGTTGGGGTATTTTTAGTGATTCATCATGTAAGTTATCCATATCCATCTTAGAGTCACGCTCCCACATGGATTGAAGTTCGTCAAGGTTCATCGAGTATTCAATGATTGGTTTACAAATTCAGGAGTTAGGGGTTGGTTATCCTTATCTAAGATCTGGTAATACAAGAAACTGAATGATGTACTTGCAATGAAGTAATTAATATCAGCATCTGTAGCAGAGAATTCAAGAGTTGATAATGAAGTAGGGTATAGATCCCAGAACTTAACTCTAGAAATAGTATTATAATTACTATTTAAAATAGCAAGTGTTCCATCACTATACTGAATCTTCATATCATCTTCACCCTTTTGATTGGTGGTGATATCTTTGAATTGTTGTGGGGACTCTGGGAATCCCAAACCAGTAATCCAGTTATGAATGAGAGTATAGTTCAACATATCTTCATCCACTAGGAACTCAATATTCAGTTCCCCATACTCAACCCTATCTCCAGGGTGCATAATCTGCTTCAAGTAGTTGGCTTGTTCTGCCCCACCCAAACGAATCTCAGGTAGTCCTGCTTTATTACTAAAGAAAGAAACTTTAGGATATCTAGCAATAGAAAACTGAAATCCAATAGGACTCATAAAGTTCCTATTGTCCAGTTGTTTGTAGTAGATGTTGGTCATTAGTTTCTGCTTCTATTTTTGATAACAATAAATGCGTCTTTGTTATAGACAGTATCACCAAACTGACGAGCCCACTTTGGGTTTGCGTCTTCTTTCTGGTGAATGCCACTAGTAGCACATCCACCAATTTCTACACGAATGTCGTCCAAATCATCCCAACCAAGAATATCAATAGCCTGTTGTAGGGATACTGGTACTTCTGATAGTTTTGAGTTAGCACTCAATACTTTTTCGTCTGGGTCTAATGATCCGTTCATAGTTATCTAGGCAATAAAAAACCCCCACCGCTTGGGTAGGGGTGGTACTTACATTATAACATCAAAAGCGGTAGGTGGCTCCAAATTTGGTGCCATAATCATTAAGATCACCAGAGACTACTTCAAATTCTCCGTATAGTTCTACATGGTCTCCAAGGGCAACAGAAGCACCAACTTCAGCACCGACTTCGGTTGTGTTGTCACTACCATCAGGCATTAGGAATGCAGGACCCACTTCGACATATGCATCGAGTGAATCGGTAAGTGCGGCTTCATAACCGGCACGAACATCAATGGTGCTACCGCGGTAGTCATCACCTCTCCAACCAGAGTTAGCCTCGGTGTAGACATAGAAACCACTTAGTTCTTGAGGCTCACCAGCAAAGGTGGTCTCAGCTTGAGCTGAAGGAGCTGCGAGTAAAGCAGCGGGAGCAGCTAGACTAGCTAGCGCAATCATTTTAATACTCATTAATTCTTCTCCGAATACGGAATGTTAAATATAATACACACTAGGTATGTATTCCTAGTATTTATAACATTTATATTTGCGTCCAACAACTTAGTGTAGGGTTATCCACACTTTGCTCCCAAGCATAAAAAAAGGACCCCGAAGGGTCCCCGTGAAACACAAATGTGATAAACTCGTCGGAGCTATTGGATCACATAAGGTTTTTGACTTGAACGCGTCTGTAGTAGACGTTAGAGTTAGGAGTGATACGTCCGTATCCAGCCTCAAGACCTTCTGCGAAAGGATTAGCAACCATGCCGTAGCGGGTCTTGAATCCGATCCGTGGCTGGAAGGTGTCCTGACCGACGCTACGTACCATCTGGAGAGGCACATATGGACAATAGAACAAACCAGCGTCATAAGGTGAGGAACCTTTGTAACCAGCAACGTAGTACTGGTTGTTGCTGACGTTAGCTGCGTATGGGTCAATGTAGACTCTATACTTACCTTGTAGAACACCAGCGAAGGTGTTACCGGTGTCATCAACGTTAAGGTTAGCGTTGAGTGCTGGGGTGTAGTCAAGTACACCAGCCATGGTTAGAGCTGAAGCAACATCCGCGGAACAAAGGATGAAGTTACCCTTTCCTCTACGAGTTTGTTGCGCGATCGCGTTAGCGTCTCTTTCGATCTGGAAGATAAGTCCTTTGAACTTCTCAACTGACCAACGACCATTGGAGTCAACGTCTAGGTCAAATACACCAGGAGTGGCTACGTTGTTCTGAGCACCGAATACAGCTGACTTGTAGATAGTTCTAACAACTTCTCTGTTGATCTCTGAAAGAATTTCAGAGGCGAGGATGTTAGATAGTTCAGCTTCAGCGTTTAGACCGTGGATCGCTTTGAGATCCTGAGCCAATTCCATGCTGTACTGAGCCTTGAGTGCCCGTGACTTAGCAGTTACGGTGACCTTCTCGATTGAGAAGCCCATCTCATTGAACTCTGTACCAGTTTCGCCAAGATTCTCAGCGTCCTGGGTCAACATACCCTGGCCTACGTTGTAACCAACTTGGTCACCGGGCTCGGGGTTGAGGATGGAGGGGTTAGAACCACGTTGTGCGGTTGTACCGAAACCAACTGTGTTACCAGCGCCAACCTGACCAGAGTAGTTACCCTGAGTAGCTGTACCGGACTGGTTCTGTGCGGAGAAGGCAGAGTTGACTTCGTTGTAGAAGGTCTCGTCGCCTGTCTGTGAGTCATAACGGCTTCTCATCGCGAAGATAAGACCGGTAGGACCGTTCATGGGTTGAACACCACAAAGGTCGTATGCCATCAAGTTAGGCATTGAACGACGGATGAGGCTGATGAGTACTGGATCGAAACCAGCTACTGATTGATCACCATTACCAGAGAAACCAGCGTTGCCAGTTGCGTTAGGGTCGGTGTTTACTGTTGGGGCTTCTGAAAGGAAAGCACGCTCTTCGGAAAGTGCTACTTCCTGGTTCTCTAGAAGTTGGGCAGTTACGGCACGCTTGTGTGCGTCCTGGATGGACTCACCGTGCTCGAGGATTGGTGCCCACTTCTCCTGGAGAAATTCGGAGTTTGCGGAATTGTACATTTGTTTAAAAACCTATTGTTAAAAATGTTTTGTTTGATCTAATAATTTAGAATTCACTTTTTAGAAACTCTATCGAGTGTCTGTAGGTAGGCGGCCATTGAACCGGTAACTTCACGGACTTCTCCGCCAACGTTAACCTCTTCAGTAAGGTCCTCTACACTGTTTCTGCTCGCGATAGTTGAGGGTCTACCAGGGAAATAAGATTCCTTGAGACTCTCTAGTTTCTCACGATAACCTGCTTCACTATCAAACTCAACGTTTTCAGCAAGGGCGATTAGTTTATCCTTTTGGGTTTCAGCTAATCCTTCAGATACTTCTATGAAGATACCTTCAGCAACAGTTTGACCTAAACGGCTGTTTAGGGTGATGTTACGCTCAATTTGCTCATTGAGTTTTTCTTCCATTTCATCAAGTTTCTCAACCATGGACTCTACTACATCAAATCTCTCTTCAGGGATTGAAACATAGTGGTTGTCAAATAGTTGCTTCATGCCAGAGATAAAGCTCTCTGTCATTTCAGTTCTTAGTCCATGTTCGACGGCGATGGCATTTTCAGCCATCCACTCATCGGCTACGTACTCCAAGTATGCGTCAACTCGACTAGCGACTGACTCACGTACTAGCTCTAGTTCTTCAACTAGGCGAGTTTCGTATGCTTCTTGGAGTTCTTCTTTGGCGATAGCAACCTTATTACGGATGGCTGCCTCAAAGATGGTACGAGCTTTATTCTGAAAATCTTCAGAGAGCTCTTCACCACTTAGAAGTGCAGTTACGTCTTCTTCAATATCAATTTCTGAAATAAGAACTTCCTCTTCCTCTACCTCAGTCTCTTCCTTAGTGGTTTGACCGGGGGGTTTGGTTGTTACTTTCTCAGCTTGTGAAGAAGCGGATCTGGCATCAGTTGTTCCACCAGATGGTGGCTCTGGAGATGCCTTCTCCATACCTTCTGACTTCTTAGCGCCTTTGGTGACCACATCCTCAACTTTCTTGAGGGGACCACCGGCGTCATTGAGCTTCGCAGAGCCATCAGGCTCATTTGTATAGTTTTCGGGAGTAGGACCACCGAGATCGGTGATTGACTGTCCGGGTACTACGCTGGGTGAGACTTTATCCATAGCCTCAGCCGACTTAGCACCTTTCGTTACTACGTTTTCCATGTCTTGTAATTAGGTTGCTACCGACGAGTGTAATTTATATAATATAAATCTATGTTTATTTATAGAGTTTATAGATTTGAAAGAAAATCTTGGAAAAGTTGAATCTTCTTCTCCTCAAGTTCCTTTGTGACAACTAGTTTGTCAATTGTAGACTGTGCGCTCTTAATGTCACTCTCTCTCAAGAGTCCATTAACAAAAACCCACTCTTTTCCTTCCATAATACCCTGAACAAAAGCGTCTGGGGCACTAGGATCAGCTACAATATCAGCTGCGGTTGCCAACATAAAGTCTTCACCAACCAGCTTATATCCTTGCTTCGTTTCACTAATGGAACCAACACCACGAGAAGAAACACCAAGGATTACTCCCTCATCAATAAGGTTCTTAGCGATATTTCCCATAGGAGTATCAAGAAGTTTAGCCTTACCAATAAAGTTATTTCCTTCCTGGCGGAGTGAAACAATCTTGTGTGATACCCGGTCTAAGTTGACTGTGGGTCCATCGGGATGCCCAAGTTCACCAAGAGCACGTCCTTTCTCAACATACTGTTCGTTATAACGACCAACTTCGCGAGCTAGGGTCTCGGTTCTATAGACACGACCATTGCGGTTTTTGATATTGCCTTGAAGGAAGTTTCCCTCAATAAAACATGACCTTTTGCCATTGCTTTCTTCGACAATAAACTCAACCTTGTTAATTTCTTCTGTAATTAGTTTCATTTTAGTAGATGCTTACTCCAGCGATACGAACAGTTTTCGATGAAGCATATACCTTATCGTAACTGTGTTTTTTAAGGATAAGACTTTCATTACTCACTAATGTGAGTGATCTAGTCTCTCCACTTATGTTATCGATTAGGTGAAGTAGATATGGTTTTTTAGAACAATTAATTGCTCTAACACCACTAGAGTTATTGAGACTGATTGCCTGGTCAGAGTCCGTTGGACTATCAACCTCGGAGAATACAATCTTAATCACTCTTCTTCTACCTCTTCCTCATCACTCTCAAGTTCGGCTACTGGTTCTTCTGTTTCCCCTTCGGGAACTTCAGAACCACCAAACATTCTGTCTGCCACTACATCACGATAGGTATCAACCCGTTCGCTTGCTTTTGCATACAGAAGATCTTTAATTGATTGTGTAATACCTGCAGGTGTTTCACCACTCACAATAGCATCCACAACCGATGTGTCGATTTCCATAATAAAAAGATATATGTTTTATTTATCAGGTTTAGATTTCACCTAATCCCTTTTCAGGCATTTTGGTAGATCTATCCACGTTCACCTCTATATCATTATCTTGAATAGGGGCTCCCATTTCAGCTTTACCACCAACACCATCTTGGGGTTGATCTTGCCCTGGAACAGGTGGAGATTCACCACCAGGAATCATTTGTTCCCCAGTAACAGGATCGATAAGAGCAGGATCTGGAATAGCCCCACTCTCAATTTCTTTCTCAATTTGCTTATCTTCCTCTACCATTTCACCATCAGTTTGGCGAAGGATCTTGGTTCTGATAAACTGCTGAGAATAATACTTACCGATATAAGGTTCTGCCTGTGCGAGAAGATTAAATCTCTCCTGCATAAGTTCAGTTTCCTTGAGTTCAGCAAAGTGATTGTCATAAAGGAAATCATACTGGATGTTATCCTTCAACATCTCCCAGTCATCGGGAGTAATGACGTTCTTTAGAATAAGTTGTGTCTTTAGAATATCATTGAATAGACCAG